GGAAATAAAAACCCCCTGCACAGGCAGAGGGTTTGGGTGTTAATTCAGAGGGAGATTATTCCCACTCAATTATTTACGGTATACATAACTAATTGACTGATAACAAGTTTCTTAAAACTTATTTTCACCGTACCGTTTTATATACCGTCACTGGAAATCAGTACCATGAAAAATGCCATGTCACCGGGTCAGTGAATCGTACTGCTTTTCACAGACTCTTCCGGCTTCTGCGGCCCGGTCAGCATACTCTGCCAGTTGTCGGTTTCGCTCGAGAGATTTGCTGAGCACGTCGGCAAGCAAAACTCCGGTGTCTGCGGCTGACGCCCCAGCGCCGACAGTGGCGTTATACTGCCTGAGCTGCTCACGGATGGCAACGAGCTGTTGCTGCAACCGGCCAGCGCGAGCGGCAGCATCAAGAGCATCATTGCGCGCCTGGTCGATCCTCTGCTGCGCTTCACGTTCATTGGTCGCTTTCTCCTGTTCGTCCTGCTGACGAGCTTTATCATCTTCGGCTTTGCGGTCTTCCAGCGCCTGCGCATACCCCGCATCGTACTGGCGGCTGCCGTGCGCATTCCAGGCAACCACTCCGCCGATGACCAGAGCAGCAAGCATCGCCACGATAAGCAACTGTTTCCTGTACGCTTTGACGAATGCTCAGATCATAAAAGCACCTTGCTGGCGGTGATGTACCGCGCGCGCCGGTCGTCGATACCGTTCTGCCCGCCATTGATGATCTTCGTGACGCGCACCAGGTCGCCGGTGTACTTCATGCAGCCTTTGGTTGCGAAGAACCACGCCGCGCTGCGGGCCGCGTATTCGTCCTGCGCCAGCAATTCCGGCTGGCTAACCAGCTCAATTTTGAGCCCGTTGCCACAGTCTCGGTAGTTGTTCAGTCCGGTGATCTGGATGAGCCCGCGCCCGCGGTAGAACCAGCCGTCAGTCGGGCCGTTGTTCCCATTGCGCTTGCTGTACACCAGGTTGGCGATCGCACGCTGGCGCTCCAGCGGTAACGATGGCTCACCAGCACGGCGCCCCAGATCGTTGGCCTGGCCCTGAGTGAGACGCCCGGCGCGGACGAATCCTGCCAGCCCGGTCACGCTGTAGTTGAAGTTCTCCTGAAGCCGTGTGAACCCTGTCGATTCATGCCCCACCTGCGCGATAAGCATCGCCTGGTGCGCTGGCGCTTCAATGCCAAACTCTTTAATGGCGGCGGTGATATGCGGGAACCAGCGCGCGGCCAGTTGCTCGTTAATGCCGGCGGCGCGGCGGAATTGGTTAATGTCCATGCTGGGACCTCGTTATCTTGAAAATTTGCACCACGTTCCCTTTTGTCTTGATGAGAGCAGCCAGGAACACAGCTTTGATGATGACTTCTGACCAGTCGGCACTGACGTAGTACCCATAGAACGTCCGTATAGGTACGCTGGCTGCCACAACGATCAGCAGATAGGCGAGCCAGCCGCCCCACCAGCGATGGCGTGACCCGTCACGGCGGAACAGAAGGACTCGGATAGCAATGCCGCCGCAGATAGCGGCATTCAGGATGAGAAGCAGATCAGGACCGGTCATCGTCTTTTCTCCCCGGGATCAGGTCGCGTGGATTTCCAGAACGGTGATACAGCCAGGTACCGATACCAACAGCAACGATTGAAGAAACAAACGCCCCTGCTGAGTACGCAACCCCTTTCTCAAACATATCTGTGGTGATGCCAGGGAAAGCAGATGCAAAGCCGATGAGAAGTGTTGCTGTCGGTTTGTAGAAGAGAAGGCCGCAGAAGAAGCTGAGGAACGCCAGAAGTAAACGCCGCTTTATGGGATACTCCACCGCTGAGGTAACAAAAATTACCGCACCAGCAAGCGCCCCTAAAGCCACCTCAGGCGGCACACCCGCGACCACAGACATTAGCGCGCTCAGGCTAAGCCCCTGATTCAGCGATTCCGTGGTTAACGTGTGCGACATAGTGACCACCGTTTAATGTGCATAAAGAACCCCCTTAGTTGGTAAGTTCATCATACACAATAAACCATATGTGGTTTAAAAAACCTCAGACAACTCTTAACGAAATTACCTTAAAGGTGATAAAGTAATGTTTTACATTTTACGGATGAAAAAGTGCTTAAGTTATTCGCAAAGTACACATCGATCGGCGTCATTAACACGCTTATTCACTGGGTTGTGTTCGCTATTTGCATTTATGCGTTTCACACTGGTCAGGCACTTGGCAACTTTGCCGGGTTCGTCGTGGCGGTGTCATTCAGCTTTTTTGCAAACGCGAGGTTCACATTTAACTCATCGACAACCACTCTGCGCTACATGCTCTACGTAGGATTCATGGGCTCACTTAGCGCGATTGTTGGATGGTGCGCTGATAAGTCTGGCATGGCTCCTATCATCACGTTAATCGTGTTCTCCGCAATCAGTCTGGTGTGCGGATTTATCTATTCAAAGTTCATTGTCTTTAGGGATGCGAAATGAAAATTTCTCTGGTCGTTCCCGTCTTCAACGAAGAAGACGCAATACCGATTTTTTATAAAACGGTGAGGGAATTTGAAGGGCTTCAGCAGCATGAGGTCGAGATAGTATTCATAAATGACGGCAGCAAAGACGCGACAGAATCAATTATAAACGCGCTTGCTGTTTCAGATCCGCTTGTGGTGCCGCTGTCGTTCACTCGCAACTTTGGGAAAGAGCCAGCTTTATTCGCCGGGCTTGATCGTGCCACCGGAGAAGCGATTATTCCAATTGACGTCGACCTTCAAGACCCCATCGAAGTTATTCCGCACCTGATTGAGAAGTGGCAGGCCGGCGCTGATATGGTTCTGGCTAAACGCTCTGATCGCTCTACAGATGGCAGACTGAAGCGCAAGACCGCCGAATGGTTCTATAAGCTGCACAACAAAATCAGCAATCCAAAGATCGAGGAAAACGTTGGCGATTTCCGCCTGATGTCTCGCGAGGTAGTGGAAAACATTAAGCTCATGCCAGAACGCAACCTGTTCATGAAGGGTGTGCTGAGCTGGGTGGGCGGTCGCACTGATGTCGTTGAATACGCCCGCGCAGAACGCGTTGCCGGCAGCACCAAATTTAACGGCTGGAAGCTATGGAACCTGGCACTTGAGGGGATAACAAGCTTCTCAACATTCCCTCTCCGCATGTGGACCTACATAGGCTTATTGGTTGCTGGTGTGGCGTTCATCTACGGCGCGTGGATGATTATAGACACCCTCGCCTTCGGTAATGCTGTTCGAGGTTACCCATCCCTCCTCGTCTCCATTCTTTTCCTAGGCGGCATTCAGCTTATAGGGATTGGGGTTCTTGGTGAGTACATTGGCAGGATTTATGTGGAAGTGAAAAACAGACCTAGATACTTATTAAAGAGTGATAAGAAATGAACGGATACATAAAAACGGATAAAGTTTTCTTATTTTTCGATATATTTGCGGTGACTTTCATTCTGTTCGTTTTGCGTCGCCCAGATCTAATCACTAACCCTCAGTTTTGGGCTGAAGATGGAAGGTATTGGTACCATCAAGCATATACACTTGGTCCACTCCATTCTATAATTCTTCCCCAGAATGGATATTACCAGTCTATATCCAAAATTACTGCATCACTCTCTCTTGCACTTCCTCTTTGGTGCGCGCCTATATTCTTCAATGTTATAGCAATCTCCATCAGATGCTTTGTGGTAATGTTTTTACTCTCATCAAGAATGAGTTCATACAAACTATTACCAAGGTTTATTCTGGCTGTGTTCATTATTGCAATGCCTCATGTTAGTGAGGTTCATGCAAACATAACCAATGCTCACTGGTATTTATCAATGTGGCTATTTATGGTTATAATCTCGAACAAGCCTGACGGCACCTACTGGAAAATGCATGATTTTTTAATCTTGTTATTATCAGGACTAAGTGGTCCTTTTATCGTTTTTCTGGCGCCGGTTGTAGCCCTCAAATTGGTTGATGGAAGAGTATTCCAAAATCCATTCAAAACAATACGTAATGCTGTAAGAAATTTAGACGCTTTTTCTATAGCGTTTATCTTTGTGTGTCTTATACAGGTTGTGGCAATTTTGATTTCTTCAACAGCTGATAGAAGCCATGCCCCGCTTGGAGCAAGCCTGGACCTGCTCATTAGAATACTATCATCTAAAATATTTGCTGGCTTTGCTTTAACTACAGCCGAGACAATTGAGCTTTGGAATTCTGGAATTTACAATTACGTGATATGTATTGTTTCAATTGCTATCATATGCTGCGTTCTTGCCAAAGGAACATGGCGAGAGTGGTCTATGGTGATTTTCCCCGCACTGATGATTGGGTTTGCACTTGCCAAGCCAATGATTAGCAATACAGAACCTCAATGGCCTATAATAATGAGCGGTGGTGCTGAGAGGTATTTTGTTATCCCAAATGTATTCTGGGTTTCAATATTGCTTTCTTTTTTAGGCGGATTTAATTCTTGGTCTAAGTATTTGCACTCTGCTTTTCTGGTGGCGATACTGGTGATGTCGCACTATACATATAAATTAAAAACCCTTCCAGATAATAAATGGATAGAAAGCGTGAATGTGTTTGAAAACGCATTCGCTGGCGAGAATGTAAGCCTCCCTATAAATCCAAGAGGCTGGGTGATGGTATTGGAAAAGAAATAAAAACATAGTGCAGGTGCATATATTTGCACCTGCACTTATCATATTTTAGCCTCCCAATAAACTGTCGCATCTGAACCGGGAGCAGTTGCGATGGTTATGGTGAAAGTTGTAGCGCCTAAGGTTGTAGCTCTGACTTGCGATGTAGCGTTCGCCCCGGCTGAAACATTTACTGCTGAAGGTGTCAGCGCAAGCCCATGGTTAACGGTTATTGAGGCTGATCCAGCCGGAATAACTGCTGCCCCATGATTCTCTGAAACAAACCCACCATTGTTTGTAACCTTAGGGATAATGCCGCCAGCAAAGACTGGAGCGGTTGGGTTATCGGTCATATCAAACGAGCAACCAATTACCCTGTACAAGGTAGATGTAGCACTGAAGATAGAACTGTTGACCGCAGAAATGCGGAAGTGCATTCCCATGAATACAAACCCGCTTGAGCCAGTTGAAATTTGCACAAGTGCACCGGATGCGGTACTTGCCGGGTTTATAATTGCCCCGCCGACAAAGCGAATGCGGCTAACTGTAGAGGCGATGGTAACTGGTACTGTTCTGGCGCTAACGCTGTGCAGCTCTACGTCAAATCCATAGGTACTGTTGGAAATGCGCATGCTTTGGTTATCGTTACGGGAATAATGAGTAATTTTACCCATTCCCCAGCCTTCAACAAATACGCCAACGTCCCTGGTATTGCTCGAGTCAAGGTTTATCCATGAACTTGACTCTCCAGGAAGGAATGCACCTGCGGCGATATGTATCGCCCTGTAACTGCTGCCAACATGCATGCTAACGATGTGCACTGTATCACATGTTGCACCGTCATCTGCCGCCTGGAATCTAACCTGTTCAACAGTTCCCGCAGACTCATCCCCCAAGTTTAGGGCAATTAGATGAAGTGAACCGCAACCTTTAAAGATCATTCCATTATTGGTTTGCCATCCAGCCTCCATGTGGTGGATAGTCACATCTAAAGCCTTGTTGAATACAGGACCAAACATATCCCATAGTGAGTACCATGTAACAAACTCACCCATATTGGACAGGTCTCCAGCTCTTCCGTCAGCCCATAGAGATTGTCCACACGGATCACTTGTAGCAGTTCCGGTAATTAGGTGGCTAAAGGTTAAAGCTGATGTTTTCCATGTTTGCCCTGTAGCCCCATCTGAATTTCGCTCAGTGATGTGTACTACCCTGCCTTTGTACCCTTGAGCCCTCACATCGAATGAGCACTGCCGACAGGCCTGGATGTATACACCAATTTGTGCGCCGGTTGGCATGGTACTTGTTCCATAGGTTGGCGTACCTCCAGACCAGACCCCACCTCCCTGGAAGCTAAATTTAAAGTCAGACATGAGCGTGTCTAAAATCTTCAGGCAAATGCCTGTATCGGCGCCTGCAAATATAGGCGTCGAGAATAAAATTGAGCAATTTTTTCGGCCTTTGAAATCAGCTGTAACTGTAGACGTGATTCTGTAAAGCGTACCTGGACCAGAAATGAGCTGCCTGCCATTTGCTGCTGATACCCAATCAAACGCTAATTGCATTGCTGCCGTGTCGTCACTAATCCCGTCGCCTACTGCCCCGAAAGATTCCGGGGTTCTTGCCAAGAAACGTTTTAAAAGATCAATCATTACATCAGCAGCACTACCACCAGGTGGTGTTATAACAATGGCATTGCCATCATTATCGAATGCCGGAATTTTATTTTTCCTGGTAGCGGCATTAGGAAGTTGATTAATGATCTCAGGAACGCGCAATGTCCTGTTAAAGTTGAAATTAGAAACAGTATCAACATAATTCTTAGTAGCCGCGTCCTGCGGATCTCTGGGGTCCTTCAGGTTGCGGATATAATTATTCAGCGCGTCGTACCAGTTCGCGATACTGGAAGGCTTACGTAGCGCCAGGCGGAACATACTTCCCACTTGCTGGATCAGCATCGTCAGCTTATCGAAAGCGTCTTCATGCACTTCAGCGAAAAACTTACCCTGGTTGCGCAGGTCAGTTTCCTGCCTTGGCTCCAGCTCGCGCGCGATAGAGATCTGCCATCCTGTAGCCAACGGCGCGGTGAGCACTACATTACCGCCGTTGTAACCACCGGCGTTGGTCACTGTGTAGTCGGTGTCCAGTACCAGCACCGTGATGTTTTCGCTCAGGTCCACAACCGAAACGGCAAGATCTGTTTTTTTGAAAATGCGGAAGGTGTACGGGAAGGATGTCGTAACGCCATTCCCGGTGTAATCGTTATGGTCAACTACGGTTGATACCGTCATGGCCTCTCTCCATTAAAGCAGCGCCCGGCGCGCGTGCATCATCAGGACAGTTTATTACCTGGCAAACCTTATATGAATTGAATGAATAACAATCAGTAAAGTTATTACCTTTTGGGTAAATGGCAATTCGTGCTGGATAGTATTTCGAACTTTTGCTACTGTACATTTATACAGTGAATGCATGGAGATTATCAGATGCAACGTCAGTATCATCACCCGCTGGAAAAAGGATTTGCCGAACGAATACACACGCCGGGAGGCGTCCGCTCCCTTGTTGAAGATTCTCACCTGATGACGTTGCTGCGCCAACTGGGTGAAGATGGGTTTAACGTTGATGGCCCGATGGCTGAGCTGACTGCTCTGGTTAACTATGTCACCAGCTCGCAGATGTCCATGAAGGATCTGCAAATGCATCTCGATTACTGCGCTGAACAGCTGAGGCAGGAAGTGTCATAAAATGAGGCCGCGAGAGCGGCCTTGTGACATGTCACTTTAGTACTGCGATACACCAAGATACCCAGCTATCCCAGAAAGAATGAGCACCAAGGCGACAGAGAAAATCTCGCAACCTATAGCGCCCTTCCTTTCCAGCACCACCAAAGTCGTGATAGCAATAACTAAAATAACAAAAACGACCATTTATTATCCTTACTGTGGCGTGACATCCTGAGGCCGCCACCAGTATGTTTGGTTAAAATTCTTCTTCGATCGCTGCTCAACCTTGCGAAGATAGCCAGGCGAGAAGTATTCCTGGAACTGATTAAATATCATATGGTCGAGCGCTGCTTTTGCATACCACAGATTCGCACCAGGAATGAGACCTTTGCCAAGCTTAACGAGATCGCCGCCGGTTTGCTCTGGCTTCCCATCCACCGCATTGAGCGGGATACCCTGAGCCAACTTAACCACGTCATCGACCAGTCCGGCTACCGGGCCGAGCATTGACGCCAGCGCCCCGCCACCATATCGGGTGTGATCTGACAGCAGGAAGTCGCCATAAAGCCCGAGCCCGCCACCTTTAAGTAATGCGCCGAGCCAGAACTTAGGCGCATCCTCACCGGTCATATCGCGCGGGTTGCGCCCGGACGCCATATCGTTGAGCTGCTGAGACAGTGCACCGAGCAGTGTCGTGCTCGCTATAAACGCACCGATGTAAGCTGCGCGCCCACCAGCTGAAGGCATTGCCATGGCTCTGGAATAATGTCGCATGACGACAGAGATCGGGAAGGACTTAAAAAGAAACACACTTCTGACCAGCTCGCCTTTCCACGTTCCACGCTGCAGGCCACCACCAGTAACCATTTGCTCGCGGGCGCCAGGCGTGATTACAGCCATGTCCACTTCCTCAGCCACAGCCCCAAGCAGGCGGCGCATCGCTTCGAACTTAACGCGCTCCGGCGCGCCGAGGTGCTTCACTGCATCATCCGGGATACGCATGATGCTCTCAGGCGTCAGCATCGTGTTGTTGCCTTTACCCCAGTCCTCCTGGTCGGCAAGTTTCCACACCGAGAAATCATTTTCGGTAACGCCTTTGCTTTTGAGAATGCGGAAATCTGCATCATCGAGGCTGCGTAGATCTGGCGCTCTGCCGACAACATCACCAATGCTACCCATCATTGTCACGCCATAGGCGCGCTTATGCGCATCAGACCATGCGGTAAGGCCGCTTGCACGCATTACCGCTGTGGCGGCCCAGCGAGCTTTTGAGGGGCCCATGTTGTCCATTGCCCAGCGATTAACGCTACCCAGCAGCGATTCCATCGCCAGACCAGCGCGCCGTGCCCGCGCCAGTTCAGTGCGGTTGGTAGGATCCATAGCTTCGAGCTGGTTGCGGAAAAGCTGATTCATCGGCAGATTAGTGACCTTCGCCGACAGGTACATGGTGCCCAGGTCAGAAAACGACGCCAGCAGCGCTGAGCCAAGACGACTGGCAACCATCCAGTTCCTGATATTGTCAGACCAGCGAGCGATCACCGGGTTAGCTATTGGCTGCGTCTTCCCGGAAATAAAGTTGTAAAGGTTCTCTGTACTATTGGCCAGGCGCTTAACTCTGCCGGTTCGCTCAGGGTTTGCTGTCGCAGTTTCGGCGGTAACCTCGTCCAGGATGGAGCGGAATACGTGATCCGGATTGGGGCCGTAGGTTTCCACCAGGGCTATGTCTTTGCTTATGCCCTCCAGATGACCGACCATCACTTCCCACAGTGAGCGGTCGCCATACTGTTGCTGATACTCCAGATACGAATCCGCATCTTTAAAGTGGATCTGACGCGAAGCGTTGCCGCGATTTGCGCGGGAACCGGATAAGCGCATGCCACTGTCGCCAAGTTTATTAACGCCGCCAGTGGCAATCGTGTTGTATGCCTCTCCGAGGAATGAAGTCAGCTCGGCGTCGGTCATCAGTTGACCATCTTCTTTGGTGTAATATTTTCTGTCGAGTTTGCCGATCGTATCGCTCACCCATTTATCGCGCGACACTCTTCCAACTTTGTCCATGGAATGATGCTGCGGGATCCCCCAGCTTTCCAGATACCCGACATCGCCGCCAGCATCATTAAACCGGCGACGTAAAAGCTCTGTAACATCTGACCAGGCTTTTGCACCCTTCTTCGCTTTAACGTTCCCGGTGTCCTGCCCGCGGATTTCATAAACCAGATCCCTAACCCCCTTTTCATCTTCAAACAGGTGGAAGAAACGCGGATCAACAGCCTCAAAAGCTTCCTGAATCTGGCTCAGCGCAAAGTCGCGAGTCGCCTTACCTCTCGACTCTACAGACAGGAAATTCGATTTTCCGTCAGCATGGAAAGCGATCGTGCGATTTAGCGCCTCCAGCTTCCCGTCCGTTCCTTGATATGAATTCAGAAAGGTATCGAGGCGCTGGCGAGCTGCGATGGTTAGCGCGACACGTCTTTTCTTCAGGGCCGCCTCATACTTAAATTCATCCGCAGCAAGCTGTCCCGCCCGCTTGAGGCGCTCAGCATCGGTAAGAACTCGCCATGATGCCGGATCATTACGCGCCAGATGGCGCATATTGCGATAGATGCGATCCTCAATATTCTTTATTTCCGCCGCGTTGAGCGTGCGCTTTGCCGCTGCCTGAACTGCCTGAATACATTCCTGTCTCATGGTTAACCCCTTAAGAAACAACTGACGGCAACATCAAAAAGGCTAGAGTCCTGGATGGCCTGCTCATTTTCTCTGGATGCTTCGTCAAGCACCTCCCTTGCGCTTCTCGACTGAGGGTTTCCCTCATCATCGATGACCGTGATTAGCATTTCAGGTGAGGTCGACAATGATTGCTCAGCTGCCTGAATGTCCAGATCATCGATCTGACCCTGCGAATCCTGAGATCTCGGCGGAGTGACATCACGAACAGCCTCAGCCGGCTGGAATGGCGCCGCCTCATCAGAGGTTCGAACTTCTGCGGTTCTGTAATATGAAAGTGCCTGAGCATTGAGATCTGACTCTGCCTGCTTCCGTCTTGCCAGTTCGGCGCGTGCCTCAAAATACCGGCCGCCAGCCTCATGCGGTTCAAGAGCATTACGTGAGAACTCCAGCCGCCCCTGAGCATCAGAGATTTTCTTATCGACTTCACGCAGTCGCGCCTGCTTATCAGCCCTTCTGCGAGACAATTCTTTACCGCTTCCAGCGGGTTCCTCTGAGATGATATTCGACCTTTCGGTATTCAGGTCGTCAATGATTCTCTGGCTATTGGCTATTTCCGATTGATAGACCTGACGATCTCCACGCGGCAATACCTGCGCCGCATCAGCTTCGAGGGTTCTCGTTTCCAGAGCCAGAGCTACCGATCCCTCATCTGCCTGGTAGAGCACCTCGTTGAGAGATTGTGCGATCAGGCTTCTGCGTCCCGGTAATTCGCTGAATGCTGCTGGTTCAACGATACTGGCCACATCCACCGGATTGCCCTCGCTGACATTCCTCATGGCCTGTTTCAGTGCCATTACGTGAGCATCGCGAGACATAACGTTGATCGGTATTCCAGGCGCCACGTCAATCTCAGCGTGATGGGCTGAGTTAGCAGTCAGCGCAGCATCAACCTCAACAGGCAGAAAGTCTGGTGGCCTGACGTTTTCACCGCGGGAATTAATGAATCGCCCCAGTCCGCCGAATGCAACGCCAAGAACGGCATCGATCGCCATTGCCTGGCTGTCGAATACTTTGTATTGCGCAGCCATCTCTTCGTAGCCATTATCACGCAGCGTGGAAGCTGTCATGCCTCGCAATGCCATGCCGAATGCCAGGTTAGTCCCGGCGGCATAAGCAATATCAGGCGCTGCGCGCGCAACTCTCGCACCGGTATTAAGCAGTGCATTTTCCCCAGTCCTGGCTATTTGAGCGCCGACACCCTCAGCCAGCGCCCCACCGGCACGCAACCCAAGGCTCATGGGGATCAGCGTGCCAGCACCAGCAGTTACGCCGTGCACCAGCGCCACATCCTGAGCTGTCGATACGTCGACGCCTTCTGCGCGCAGGCGCTCATATTCAGAAAAGCCCTGCAATGAAGTGACAGCGGCTGCGCCGCCTAACGGCCCCGCCAGTGCGGTTCCTGCAACGGCCTGGCCGCCCATATCAAACAGACCATAGAGGACCTGCCCAGCGGTTCCGGTGGTTGCCGCGTCAGGAGTCAGGCGCTTAACCTGCTCCTGCGCTAATTTGCGCTGTTGCGCGATAAACTCAGGTGACGTGTCACGGAACGGCGTGTTTTCATTGATGAATTGTGCGATCGGAGAAACCACAGTATCCACGCCTGCCCACAGTAACTGATCGGGTTTTGCCACCAGGCCGGAATAAAGACCGGAAAGCGCCGCGCCGCCAGCGTTATCAAAGAATCCAGTCTCACGATCAGAGCGCACGCCAGCCGGGTTTGAAGCGGCAATATCAAGTTGCTGGTTCTGGTTTACGGTATTGAGTCCGAAATAACTCATTGTGGGATGTCTCCGCTAAAGCGCTGGCGCTGCTGCGTCAGGTCAATGATCACCGGCGTACCGTCGTCTTTGAGCAGATAGCCAGTGCCGAGCTTCACCAGATACTGGCTGTCACCGTAGCTTTGCAGACCATACTGACCGGGTGGCGCTTTTATCCCGGCGCTCACAACCTGGCTTTCCCATGCCTGATTAACCTGACTGTCAAACTGTTCAGAAGACATACCCCATGGCAGGAGGACATTCCCCATACCGTTGTAATCGTATGTTCCGCCAGTTGCGACATTGATTGCTTGTTTCCAGACATTATTATCAAGCTCACCGGAAAAATCGCCTTTTTGAGACATCACCCCAGCGTAGTAATCCTTCGCCACCTCATAAGCCATCGTCGCCCCCTGGGCATCGCCAGCGAATGCATCCTTTACGGTGTCAGTAAATTCCAGGCGCATGTCAGCCTCTTTCGGCATTGTCACGCCCTTCACATCTTTGGTGCCCTTGCGTGCCGCAGCTCCACTCAGGATCGTTTGGGAGGCTGTTTCTGGAGATACGTTGACATCAGGATTGAACCAGTTTTTTTCTGCAACAACGCCACCAGGCTTATCCATCAGGATGCCTGCTACAGCAGCTGAAGGCGCATTCGTGCTGATCTGCTGAAGTGCAGCCATATAAACCTGACCGCCGCCGGTGCTTTGTCTGATTGTGTCGAGGTAAGCAGACTGCTGTGACACCGGAGCATCTCGGAAGAAGGTGCCAATCTGATTGGCTTCATCCTTAGAAAAGAAAGTCAGCGGTGTTCCGTAGGACTTCGCTAACTCACCAGCCTGAGAAGCACGGAGTGCTATCGTCTTCCCGAAATTGCTCTGGTTGGACATGTCGATGGGTTTTGTCTGCCCGGCTGATAGCGAAGACTGAACTGGATCGGCTTTACGCTGCGCCATTACGGCATTGGCAGCAGAAACCACGGCATCGTATGTTTGCGCACGTGATGCGTAACCTTCACCAGTTTCATCAGTGCCTGGCTTCAACTGATCGACATAGGCCGTGATACTGCTCGTCGGCATTGTGCGGAATGACCCGATGTATTGCCCGGCGATCTGCGTGTTGCGAAATTCCGTGTATCGCGTATTACCTTCCCGCACCCCGTATGCCGCCATGAAATCGGCCTGGTCAGGCGGGTCAGGGAAATCCACGCCGCGCATATATGCCGCGCTGGCATCACGTACACGGCTGTCAATTCCGGTGCGGTATTCAGCCTGTTGCTGCTTGCGAATCTGATCTGCCTGACGCATGAATGTTGCCTGCGCCTCAGGTGATGCGGCATCGAATGCAGCATTGCCCGTGTATCGTTTGGTGCTGGTAGGCAGTGATGAAAGGCCTATCGCCGCGCTGACGCCGCTGGACAACTGCTGATCGCTGTATGGCTGGCTGCCATTCTCATGGTGAATTATCGCGGCGCACAGGGCTTTCAGCGTGTCAGGGTTTGATGCATCAAGCGGCTCATTGGCGGCAACACCTAACTGATCACATACAGCTTTGATGTATGCATCGGTGTTGTTATTGTCCGTTGGCGGCGCCCAGCGGTTGATGATGTCCCCGACGGTATCAATACCCTGGCGCTGATAAGACAACAGGTTGCGGCCCAGCGCACGGATGCCATGTTCCGGAGTTTCGAATTTAGCAAATCGCCCATCATCACCGGTCTGGCCAACCCATGGATTAGTTTTGCTGTATTCGAGGTTTCCTGGGTTGTTATTGCGAATGCCTCGAGCACTGTCACCGGAACCGCCTTCAGATACCGCACGACGTGATCCAACAGCCGTGTCGCTCAGCTCACCATTGCTCTGAATGAACTCGATAGAGTTGTTAGCAGACCACTGAGAGAGTGCCGTATCAGCGACCTTCTCTTTAAATTCGGTCTTTTTCGCCTGAATCTGCTCGGCGCTCCAGCCATGCGCGGCGCCATAGGTTTCGATCTGCTGAAAGGTCTGCTGGTTGTACAGCACGTAGTTGGCGTTATCGCCGTACGCAGATGCTGCCAGTTTCCCGTTGTTCGCCAGCGTCGCCTGGAACTGCCCTTCTTCATAGGCGTTAAGTTGGTTGATTTCGTGGCGCCCGGCCTGCGTCGTGAACTGGATACGCTGCTGCTGCACCTGCTGCATGAAACCGGCGCGGGCACCTTCTGGAAGGGTCATGGCGATCTGCTCTGCCTGAGAATCAAACTGCTGAGTGTACTCCTGCCCCTTGCCGAGCGCGTTTTTCCCCTGAAGATTCAGCAGTCCGGTATCGGGGTTCGTAAGCAGATCACTCGATACCTGACTCAGTTGCAGCGATGCATCCTGTGCCTGGGCGACATCCGCCCGCTGCTTGGCCTGCGCGAACATGTCGATCGCCTTTGGCGTGACCTGAGAAATGACGTCGCCGACATTCGGCTGTTCGAACGCCTGAAATCCGGGAGACTGGAATCCGCGGCTTTCAACCTGGCGCCCGCTGACTGTTGGTACTGTTGGCATTTCGATATCTCCTTATCGACCGGTTGGCGTGCCGACGGCTGAGCTGATAGGTGCTGCCTTCTGGGAGAATGGCGACCACGTCCCGCCAGCCATTTGATAGGCTCCGTAAGCCTGTATCGGCGTTGTGAGCAGCGTTGTCATCGCCCCCATATTCCCCTGCTTACGCGCGGATACCGCCTGGGCGTCATAGTTTGCGGACTGCACCTGATAGCCGTAAGCCTCGCGCTGGGCGTTGTTAACGGTCGTCAGAGCATCCAGCGTGCCGAACTGAGCGGTATCACCGAAGATATCCAGAGCATTACCGGTTGAGAGGTCAGCGCCGGTGGCACCCATTGTCGCCGCCTGTGTCCCGGCAGCCTGTCGATTACGGCGGCGCACTTCCTCGGCCTGGGCATTGCCACGGTTAATCGAGTCCTGCGCCTGAGCCTCTGCCACATCAGCATTCTGCTCAGCAACAGCGGCAGAATATTTCCCTGTTTCATACTGGTTGTAAGCTGACAGCGCGCCTGCTGCGAGCGTCGCACCGGCTAAGATTGTGGTGGGTTCGCACATTATTTTCTCTCCATGTGGAAGCGATGAAACAGAAGACCGTGAGCGCCATACGGCTGTGGTTCTTCAATGGTGAATCCCAGCCAGTGCAGCCAGATACGCGCTGTGTGGTTGCGGGCATCAACATAGTTTTCAAGATACGGGTAAACAGCCAGCATTGCATTGACCACTTTCCCGCAGCGGCGCAGGAAAGTGCGCTGGTATTTCTCCAGCGCGTCGGTGCCCACCAGCCACGGGATACCGTTACCGCCGATCATTGATGCCGGGGCCACGCCGAAGATGGTTACCACTTCACCATTAATCAGACCGGCACAGGCAAATGTTGACGTGCGCAGACCAGTTTCAAGCACGCGGCGCGGGCTCCATCCGTTTGTCGCCATAAATTCATCAATGTCAGCCTGGCGGACATGCGGGAGCATGGCTTCGATATGTTCCCGAGTTGCCGGTACGATCTGAGCTTTAATCATCAGAATCCCCCGACCGTCATGCGCGGCAAGACTGCCAGAACAGAAAGCGGTAGTGGGTCGAGCTGGCGCACCTTAACGCGTCCGTTCTTATCCCAGTTGCTGTCGAGCTTCACTTCCACCTTCCCGGTAGCGTCATTAACCGGATCGTCGTAGAACTCAAACTCACGCTGAGGATATTCGTACCACTCACCACCTGGCGTGGTTGCCCAGATGCCTCGGCTGGCGTTGACCACCATCGTCACAGTGGGGATCACCTGCTTTTTATCCAGCAGTGTTTCCTGCCCATTGATATTGATGTCCAGCGTTTCGAATTCAGCGGTGATCGGCAGTCCGATATGCACTACCGCGCCCGGAGATTCGAGCGTGACAGCACCACCAGTTACGGTTTTCTGCGGCTCAACGCTGGCATCGGAAAGAATGTTTACTGTCTGGCCTTCGAGGTGTGCCAGGCCGCTGAAAGTCTGGCGGGCCATCTGCCAGTTAGTTGTGGCCACAGTGCGCAGGACCGCAGGAACGTTACGGTTAAAGCGCACAACCACAGCGGTATTACTCGTTACTGAGATGATGTCGCCGCGCAATTCTTTCACCACCACTTCGCCGGTATCAGGATCCGTTTCTGAGTACGGGAACTGGATCTGAGCGCCAACATCAGTTCCCACGAAATATGCCCCGCCGCTTATCGTCACCGAGTAATCGACCTGATAACTCCAGTCGCCGGTGCCACCGCTGATGGTCATCGTCCTAGATGATGTGTTACGCCCGTCGTAACTAAGGCCGCAGTCGACAAAGAATGCATCTTCATCACTGGTAAACAGGCGGCTGGACAGGCGCTCGATATAACGTTTCGTCTGTCCGTTGATGGTCCGGTTAACCACGAAATAAACAGCGTCCTCGCTGCCTTCGCTGATGGAGCAGGTGCTTTCGTACTTTCCAGTGCTGGACTGCGGTGCCCATGCAAATACCTGTTGATCGCGCAGATAGGTCAGCACCAGCAGTTTGCCGTCGTCGCGGATGCAGAACGCGCTGCTGTACGGCACGATGCAGAATGACCAGTCGACAATGCTGTGCTTCTGGAACAGGTGGTTTGCCAGTATGGTCAGGTCAGTACCCTGGTATCCGTCGACGTCGAAGGAATAGGCCAGATCGCGCACAACGCTCCCCTTTTCCTGGATGAACAGCGCGATGTTTGCCACCGCGATCGGCGGCACATTGCTGGAGCCGTTGTTACCCTGCGAACTGAACGAAAATGCCGACGGCGTGAGGACCTTATTCTGGTCTCCGGATATCGTATATTCCCCGCCGGATGTCAGCGCGACCAGGTTGCCGACGTCGATAAGATGGCGGATCTCATTCACCTGTCGCCCGGCGTAGGTGTATATGATGCGATCGTCGTCCTGAATAGGGTTATTCTTGCCGAAGTCCTTATAGTCGCCGGTCCGGCTCGCCCAGATCGTTTGTGGGTACGCGGTGGACGCGGCGAAATACAGGCGCTGCTGATAGTAAACAACCGTGCTCGGGTAGCCGTTGACACTGTTCCATGCGTACCGTGCCCACTTGTAGCTGCCATTCGCCGATCCGACAACCTGGGACGGGATGTAGCTAACCACCGTAGCAGTGGCGGTCAGGCCGTCGCTGGCTACGGCTGTAATGCGTGCGATGCCGAAACCGCTGTGCAGGTACTCCCACTGGATGCCGGTATCATCTGATCCGGTCCCGCCCCATCCATCCCACGACATGCCTTCAGTGTGAGATGGGCGAAGGGTCCCGGTCTTGCCAGCAGTATTGGCACGGTAGTAGTTGCTGTCGGCGCGGCGCACATCGTTGATAGCGGTGGTCTTGCTGGTCTCCCATACGGGAACTGAATCAACCGCCGGCTGTTCGAGATAAAACAGCTTACCGACCTGCTCAGCGCCAAAGATGGCAGGGCTGGCCGTCAGCGTAATGGTCCCGGTGCTGGCGCTGGCGTATACCTTCACTGACTCGTCAACGTTGATATCTTCGAACGGTCCGTTTTTTGTGGTGACATCGACGATCTGCCAGTTGTCGTGCGCGTAACGGCGCAGCTCCTTCGGCGGATAGGCCGGGTGAACCAGCGTAAGCACGTCGGCGCTCTGCGTGAATTTGATGCGGAACAGGTCAGCCTCAGCATACGGCATCGCCAGCTCGTAGATCACATTGCTGCTGTTCAGCACATAGGCACCGTCTTTGATAACGCGCATGTAGTTGTGCCCGAACTCCAGCGCATAGGTCTGGACGGTCGAGAACTGGAAAGGGATAAGGCGGCATTTTCGCGTAGGATATTTGGCTTCGCCGACGAAGCGCGTTCCCGGGCGATTCTCCACCCCACCATACTGCCGCACAATGAAGTTATCGCACTTGCGCAGCGCCACCTGATACTTCGACATATCGATGCGCCCGTACAGCGATGGGCCAATCTCGCCACCGGCAAAGCTCGGCTGGATCCAACTGAAAGCCATTATGACAACCTCGCTGCGGTGAACTCATCAACTGGCGGCTGCGGCTCCTGGGATTCGTTCTGGCTGTGCGAGCCAGCGCTCAGGATGACACTCCGGTACGTCATCAGTGCGTTGTTACCTAGATCTGCGCTGCCAGTCAGCGTCATATTGATTGCGGCGGCAAGACGCCAGGACAGCGCCTCTATGAAGATGGCATCGAACATATTCACGTCAGTGACGCGCGCAACGTACTTCAACCAAGCTTGAGGCTGATCGGTGTAGATCAGCTTTCCGGTGCCGTCGGCATCAGACCCAACTTCATAGTTGATGCGCATGGCCGCCGTCGGATTACGGATACCGGGCACCATAATTTCGGTGATGCGCAGGCAGTCGGTCGGATACTGGTAGGAATAAGCCCAGTCCGGCGGCGGATTGTTGGTATCGGCCAGCGCCAGGCGTTTGGTGGCAAAGTTCCAGTCGAAGTCCGCCAGCGCAGCATCGCGGCAGGAATCGAAATGCAGGGAGCACTGCCCGGCTTCTTTGCTGGCCTCGGTCAGGCTGTTAATGCTGCGGCTGTTCCCGATATTGCTCAGCGCGCGGTTGCAGATCTCGATAACGGAGGCCATTAATCATCCTCCCCGCCGTAGAGAGTTTGGGCGGCAGTTTTGGGCTGCTCACCTGACACAGGCGAGATCGCCATGTCGGTGATTTGCAGACTGGCATCGTGCCGGACACCCTCACCATCTTCGCGAGTCGACATGCTTTTGACGATAGCTTTGGCGGAGATCATCACTTCAGTACCGACAGGCTGCGGCGTTGCACCGAGTTTCTTCAGTGTTTCATTGTCAAGGTTGATGCATAGACCCCATGGATAATCGTCACGGGTTTTTGTTTCACCAGATTCATCCTGGTAACTGTCGGTGCCGGTTTTAAGGTTTACCAGTTCCATAGCGGACTCCTGCAATAAAGGGGCCGAAGCCCCTTGTTTTATTAGCGAGGCTTAGACGCCCAGTTTTTGCCGTTCTTCCGCAATACGCTCTTTGATCGTTTCAACGTTCATGTTGCCAGGTTTCTTGTTGAAAAGTTCTTCGTACTGCTGGCGTAACGCGGCTTCATCTTCACTGAAGGTATTGGCATCTTCACCGCCGGTATCTTCCTGGCCATCATCTTCATCCTGTGGTTCAGGATGAGAGTCAACCGGCACGATTCCACGCTTCTGGTCTGCCTTCTTCTTTGCCGCCTTCGCCGCTGCGTTGATCGGCTCCAGCGCAGATCCTGGCTCGCCGTCATATTCAATCTCTGAGCCTTCAGGCCAGAGGTTGTTATGAATATGGGATAAGCGCAGGACGCGGTATTTTGCTTTTTCCATTGCCATCACCTTAGCCAGTCACTTTGGAACGGGTAGGGTAATAAGGAGTGTTGTTGTCAACATCCAGATTAATGCCCGACGTGAACGCTCCAGCAGTCAGCGGACCGGTGCCAACTGAATAGTTAACGCGCAGATAACGCTGGACGCCCGCCGGAACTTTGGTAGAGAACAGGCGTTTGCCAACTGTCAGAGCAGACAGCGCCAGAGCACCGCTGTCGTAGATAGTGGTCCAGGTAGAGTTGTCCGGGCTGGTCTGCAACTGAACGTTGAGGGTCGCGGCACCACCAGCGGTTGCCGTGGTGTCAACGGTTGCCCAGAACTCCAGCGGATAACCAACGCCGATATCGCGGCGGGTGCCGTCGATAGGGCCGAGGTCAATCACGTCCGTAGAAGCAGCGGAAGCTGTAACCGCCTGCTTCTCGGAGAACATCAACAGTTTGTCGTGGATCATTTTCTTTCTCCATTTATGGGCCGGTTAAGGCCCATCAGTTAATGACAGGCGTTAAACAACGCGCGCTTCTGTTTCCAGAATCGCATCGGTTTCACGGATTGGGATGCCACGGAACGTGGTCCAGAATTCGCCTTCAGTCTCTTTTACGGACAGAGCCAGGGAGGCTTTATCCAGAGATTGGAGATCCAGCGCCTGGGCAACGGTACGGTTCATGTAGAACACCGCGCGGCCCATTTTCAGGTTAGGGACGCGGTGCAGCGCTTTAACCATCAGGCTGACGATATTTGCAGCTGAACCTGGTACTGACAGATCGCTCACATCGATGTTGGCGATGCGCACAACGTAGCGCCAGTCACGGAGAGCCAGGCCGTTATCCCATTTATAATGGGTGCGGTAACCCTGGTATTTGCCGCCATTGGCATCGGTAAGAGTCTGCTCGCCGAGATTCTGAGTCTGCAAACCAGCCTTCTGCCCTTTAGGGAAGATGCCGTGCACAGTGTTTTCACCCCAGACCACCAGCCAGATAGAGGTGTTATCTGTACCGGTGCCGCCAGCATCAATGATGTTCTGGCCGTTGCCCGCGGATTTGCTGGAGTAGCGTGATGAAAGGCCCATGAACTGCTGCGGATTCACACTGGTGTCGCCGTAGAACAGGGTCTGAGCCATCTGCTGGTTCATGCCTTCGAGGAATGCACGATCTTCAGACAGGCGGAATTCAGCAGTGTTACCGTTGAGATCTGCCAAAGACTTATCTACTTCCGCATAAGCCTCCAGCATGCCGACAGTGTCAGTAACCTGTACGGTAGTTGATTTGGTCGGTTGTACGCCGTAGTTCAGCAAACGCCAGGTAGGCTGCGGTAGCCCGGAACGGACGGTGGTACGGTGACCAGTTGGCAGGTTACCCTCTACGAACATCATGTCCGTCAGGATTTCGTTGGTCTGGGAAAGCAGTTCGACAATCTTATCGACTTTCCCGTCTGGATCAGTACGCTTAGCCCAGTCAGCCAGCGTCAGCGCATTTACGCCTTTAACAGCCATGGTTATATCCTCTCTTATTAGCCATAAAGCACTTCGGCAGCAGAACGCTGACCGCTTTCTTTCCCGGTAACCATGCCGTCTTCTGACATAGCCTTACCGATTTTCACGAACGTCTTAACAAGGTCTGGATGGTTACCAAGCCCGGTAGCGTTCAGATATTCTTTCAGTTCCGGCGTGCCAAACTGGTCCAGTGCACGCTGAGCAGCGCTGAGGTTTGCGGTAAGTTTGTCGCCGCCGATTTCCTTGTCTGCCTTCACTGTCTCTGCCCAGCCTTCGGTCTGCTTCTGCCAGGCTTCTGCCTGACGCTGCTGCACACCGGCCAGAATTTTGGGATATGCGTCCACCAGCTTCTGCGCCTGCTCGTTGGTCAGGTTCAGATCACGGGCAACGGGTTCGAAGTCCTTCAGCGCGTCGGCATCCAGCTCTACGCCTTCCCCAGCGGTAAATTCGTATTTCTCCGGAGCACCTTCCTGCTTCTGCTCTTCGTCCTCCGGCTTATCCGCTGGCTTATCACCATCAGCGGGCTTGTCGTCCTGAGGCTTGTCACCTTCAGTGCCAGGCTGCGGCTTATCGCCTTCTGTTTTTGCCGGGTCAGCAGCAGGTGCAGGAGCATCAGCAGCAGGTGCGGATGGCTCAGACGGTGCCGGCGCAGCGCCACCATCAGCAGGCTGCTCATTGCAAAGACGGCGATGCAGCAAACGTTCAAATAAATTCATGGTTACTCCTGTTCACTGGCCTCTGCGGCCATCTTCAGATACTGATCGGGGCAGTGCGTCATGACGCGCTGAAACAGAACCAGAGCCAGGTTGCGCTGCCCTTCGTTGAATGCTGTGATGTTCGGGTCTACGTTGAAGCAGGTGCCGAACACCTGACCTTTCTCCAGCAGACCCCACACGACGCGGCGGCCCTGCTCGCTATCCATGACGAACTTGATGTCGTCCTTCTCGCGCTGCTCCAGATCGTGCTTCTTGCGCTCGTTCTGAATGCGCAGTTCCTCTTCGTCGAAGTCCGTCATTGCTGCTGCGCCCCCACTGCGTTAGTGATTGCGGTCAGCGCACTTGGGTCAGCGGTCTGCGTCTCGCTGAGCGTCTTGGCTCCCTGCGTAACTGCCTGGCCCATTGCCAGCGCCTGAGCTGCCTGCTGCTGTTTGGCGCGATCTTCGCGAATCTGCTGCACCTGCTCCTGAGGAACGATGACGGTTGGCGATACGCCGGACATTTCGGAGAACGCGTCGATAGCCTGATCCGCATCGAGCTTGTCGAGCGCTTCCGTTTTACCGACTGAAGCAAGTTGAGCGATGAAGCCAACGGTCTGCGACAGGCTGGTGAGGCCGATAGATTTCTGCGCCTGCGCCATAACGGAGATGTACTCGATGCGCAGCGGCATTCCCTGCATCACGTCAGGCGGAGGAGGAAGCATGTTCTTGCGCGCCATGATGGAGAACACGCGGTCAATTAGCGGGTTGAGCGCTTCGTCGTTCAGGCGTTCCAGCACCGGGCCGAGCATCAGGAGCTTCTCTTCCTTCATCTCGATAACCGCTTCCACCGGCATGGAGCGGGTGTTGATGTTTTGCAGCATCATGAAGAGGTCGACAAAGTAGGCGCTGTTGATGGTCTGGCGGGTGTCCTGGATGTCAGCCAGCAGGTCGGCGGTATTCGGGTTTACCAGGTACGCAGGTTTGAAACCGTCCTGCCCACTCAGAACGTCGAGATACGTCACATCGCCAGGTAGCAGGGAAACGCGCTGATTCTTCAGTGAAGTTGGCGCAACCATCGGCGGGTTTGTAGCTTTGTCGATGAGCTGAGCTTTACGTTTCTGCTCAACCTGAAGCGCTTTGACCTGCCCGAGCGCCAGCATGCCGGGGCAGGAAGACGCGTATACGTCCTCGCCGTTAACTTCCCAGCGCGGCGCCAGAATCGGGAATTCATCAAAGCCAGATTCACGCAGCAGCTTGTCTGAGTCGCCGCCAGTCTCGAAATAGACAGAGCGATACGGCTTGTTCTTGCTGTCCATCTTGCCGCTGTCGCGGTTGATGTTTGGCGTGATGCAGTGGTTAACCTCAATCCAGTTTTCATACGAGCCGCTTTCCCACTGGCTCTTCACAGACGTGCTTACATTGTCCAGGCCAAATTCCTGAACGAGCTGGCGCACAGTCATGGAGAACTGACGGAATGAGGTGTCGACGCTGCCACGCGGGCTGTTCGCCAGGTAGTAGCTGCCAATCGGGAAAGGCATTGTGCGGATCACGTCCTGGTCATCTTCCAGCACGGCCATTGCGGCGGTACCGAAAGTGCCCAGGCTGGCGTACATGACAGGAAGGGACTGATACAGGTTCGACTTGTTGAACACTTCGTTCATGCGGCGCTGCACAACTTCCAGCCAGACTTTGACCGGGCCGTAATCCATCATGTCAGGGTCTGGCGTTGCCAGCTTGAACCACGGGCGGGCCGGGCTGGTGATGCCGGACATCATGCCGCTGGCGAGAATGCGCTGAGCTAGTGAGCCAGTAGGGTCAACAATTTTGGTGTTGCGACGATCGTCACGGTTAACGTCAGACGTCAGGAAGCGGGAACCGCGCGGATTGATAAAGTCGCTCAGGTCTCGCCAGTGCGGCTCGAACGATGTGCGCTCATTCTTCAGCTGTGCAAGCTGCTTCAGCAGCCGCTCTTTTTCGGTTTCCACCATCTCTGCGCGCTCCGTTACTGACCGAGCAGCGTTTTACCGCTGGTATTTGCGGCGGAAGTGTCGCCCTGGGCACCGGTGAGCATGGTCGAGTTACGACCGGCGGCAGCACGGCGGCGGCGCTCTTCGTCATCGCGCGCACTGACCACAGCGGCGTCCTGCTCCTGAGGTGCGGCCTGAACTTCTGGTGCCGCTGGCACTGATGGCTTGCTGCCGATACACATAGCGTTAACCTCACACACGATTAAATTATTACCAATTTAACCATATACGGATTATTTTACGTAGCGTATTGACATAATGGACTGCAATTATTACCCTTCAGGTAACACACCATGAAAGCGCACTTCGATATCAATTCATTGAGGTCGTGTCGCTAAATCAAAATTGGGGAGTGCGCTTCCAGGTGTGAGCAGTACGGCATATGGCACATGTGTCGTAGCGGTCCGGCGGGGTTCCTTGGTGTTCCTTACCCCCGAGCGGGTAGCCGGAATGTGCAAGTCAGTGTTATCGATATGCACGACATGACGACTCACCATCGTGGCGATACGGTGTGACACTCCGGAAGAGACGGAGCACAACGATGAGAGCATTGAGCGATGTCGGAGATCGCCACTTGCTGGTAGAGGGTTCGAATCCCTACTCAGTGCTCTCAATGTTGTGGTGAATGCGCAGGCTGATGCGCACCAAGATCGAAACGTAAGTCGCTATGCGCAGTGATAGATGGTATGCGCGGTGTACCCGCACAAGGTCTGGTCAGTGCCATCCAGAAGGCCGGAGTTCAGCACCGGCCACCACAACCAAATCACGTTAGGACCGTGGTAAACCGTAGTGCCCATGTAATTGCTGTGTGACTTTGTCGGTACCAGATTCATCCCGAGTTGCCGCTCGCTGGTACCGACACTTTTTTTACAGCAGAACGCCATTCCGATGACGTTGCGCTGTAAACCCTGCATCACCCGCCAAGGAAGGCACTCCGTAGTCCTTTGCTTCCAGTTAGCCCGGTTCGTCCGGGCATTTTTTTAAGGTGAAAATCATGAATCAGACAGTCGTTAATGTTCAGAAACAATCTCCTGCCGAAGAGATCCGCCGCGAGAATCTCTATCACACCAAATTGCAATGCCTGGCTGAAGTGCTTAGTAAAAGAGCTGTACTTGATGAGCGAGGTGCTGTTCAGGATGCCAAAGCCATCAACGCCGCATTCGATAAAATTACTTTCTGAGGTAAGCAACCATGGTATCAACAGCATCCCCAGCACCATCCTGCATGGCTATTGAGCAGGAAATTCAGGCCAAAGGCTTAACCGCGCCGCGCGTTACGCGAGACGACATGATCGCAAACATTGCTCACACTGAAATCGTTAAGCACGTTTCTGTTACCGGGCAGGTTCTGCGCTGGGCGATCATTACGACAAAGAATGGCTTTGCGGTTACCGGAAAGCCATCATGTGCAGTCTCAGCTGAAAACGACAATGAGGCGATCGGTAAACAGATTGCTCTGACGAATGCAGAGAACGAGCTGTGGCCGCTAATGGGTTACGCTTTGAAAGAGAAGTTGAGCCAACAGTGAAAGACGAATTCGACGGCTTTTAATGCCGTGACATGTCACAATCAGCCCGCCGATGCGCGGGCTTTGTTATTTCCACGGGTCGTAATCTGTGACCGCTTTCCCCTGCTGGTTCTCCTGCCCGGGAATGCGCAGGCGTTTCGTAACAGGGAAAGCAAACGTCAGCAGCAGCGCGTCACCTTTGCCCGGAGAGCGGCCTAAGCGCTCTTTTATATCTTCCTTCGGCTCAATGACGATCTTGCCGTCTACCCTGACTTTGTACTCTGCCGCAGACAGGTCGTCCGCCGTCTCCTGGTCGTCCAGCGCACCGCCGAGCTTCAGCCACGTCTTGCAGCTGTTGAACATCTCGCCGCGCTTGTTGAGCATCTGCGGGTCAGTAGAGCCGCCGCCGAACGGAATTAACTGCCACGTCCGGCCCCAGCCGTCACCGATTGACTTCAGCCCGGTACCGTAGCCAAAGTCGATAAACACCGCATCAGCCTGGTACTGATCTTCAAAGTCGGCGATACGCTTCGCCATAATCAGATCGTCAGTGGTCTTGTTGCCGGTCCATAGCACTTTGCTGTGCAGACCCTGACGCAGGTATATCACCGCGTCATCCACGCCGGAATAAGCCGGGTCGACGCCGATAATCACCGGAGCGTGCGCCACCTGCCCGGCGGTCACCACGCGCTTCATCGCCTCGTCAGTGAGCCCTGTCGGGATAAACTGGAGTTCGGACGCGTCAGGGAAGATCCCACGCACACGGACCTTCACGAAGTCGCTGTCCTCGCCGTAGTCGTCCACCCATTTCTGGAGTTGCTGTTTGTTCGTGCCTTCTACGGTACGGCTGTCAATCTGCGCACACTTCCAGCGGTGTTTATATTTTCGGAAGCATTCGCGGAAACGGCCAGTGTTACGCGTCGGGTTCCCGAACGCCACCCAGATGATTTCAGTGTCTTCGTCCGTCAGCGCGCCCTCGGCCACTTCCCACACCAGATCGGCAATGTTGGACGCTTCGTCGAATACCACGATGATGCGCTTGCGCTCGTTGTGCAGGCCAGCGAACGCCTCGGTGTTGTGCTCAGACCACGGGATTGCGTCAGCGCGCCAGCGTTTATCGTGGCCCGGATCGTTGCTGTACATCGCCGTGGCGGTGCAGGTGAACCACTCTTTCGTGATAGCAAGGTTCGACCATTTGATGATTTCCGGCCAGGTCTTGGTGCGCAGCTGGTTGTCGGTGTTGGCGGTCACAACCACCTTGCAGTCCTCGCAGGTGGACATGCCCCAGTTGATCAGCATCGAGATGAAAGCGGATTTGCCGATACCGTGGCCGGATGCGCGGGCCAGCATCAGAGGCTGGTGACGCGTCGCAGGGTTCTGGAGGTGCTCGCGTATCTCGCGGAATGCGTCAGCCTGCCAATTTCTCGGACCGGTGGCGTGTGCCAGTTCTGTACCATCTTCGCCCCACGGGAACGCATAAAGCGCATAGCCCAGCGGGTCATACGTGAACGAGGCGATATCCTCAACGAGCTGCTCTTCCGGCGACATGGCTGCGGCTGTCATTCTTCACCACCAGCCTGCTCTTTGACGCGGCGTCGCGCGGCTGCCATGCGGTCGGCGATGGTGACGGTACCGGAAACCTCCAGCCGCTCTTTGAACGCGTTGACGTCGACGTGCTTACCAATCAGCTCGAGGTTCTTCACCTTGTCCGGCCATTTCACCTTCTTCAGGATATGCTCGACATCCTCAACAGACAGATCCGCCTCGCCATTCTCTTTTTGCAGAGAGGCCTGAGTCGTCTTGATAGTAGCGATATCCATCGCGCTGAGAGAGGTGCGCCATACCTTAGGCCACTCAGCGATCGGCTTCATCCCGCCGTCGTCGTTCAGGATATCCAGGACATCCATCTGGTCGATCTCCACCAGGCGCATGAGGACGTAATCAGCGCTGACGCGCATGCGCTTGTTGCGCTCCTCCATCAGCTCAGCGATTCGTTTCCGGATTCTTTCATCTCGCATCATCACGCTGGCTTTGACTGCTGCCGTATTAGGCGAAAATCCTGCGTCTATCGCCGCCTGAGACTGGTTTTCTGGTGTCTTAATGTAGGACTGGCAGTAAGCCTCCTGCATCGCTGTAAGAGGCTTATATTGCGTTGATTTGCGTTTGTGGGTTTTTGGTGTCGCGGGCATCATTACCACCTGAGTAACTTTATTACCATGCAGGTAATACTATCACGCCCACGCAGATGTTACATGACTGGTATCGGATCGCCTTCCTGGCGATCAACACGGTTGAGGAAATGTGTAACCACTCCCAGCACCGTTGTGTCGTCCAGCGCTTCACCTTCGATGGATTCACCCTCCGGAACGATAAGCGCCCGCCCCTGCACGATGGCGAACTCCGTGCGGCCGCAATAGGAAATCAGCACGGTATCACCCGGATGTGGTTTATTTGCGACGTTGATGATTGCGTACCCGGCCGACGTTTCAACGGTTCGGCAGTTGCCGTCGTAGCCGCACATGCTGGTGATGGTAAGGCGGGATTCTGCGTAGTCTTTTGCCGGAGATGGAAAGCCCATGATGGAACCTCACATAAAAATACTGTACATTTAAACAGTATAATCATGTGAGGATTTAGTCAATACGCCGTGACAGGTCACGTTAATAATGCATTCTCATTAATCGCCAGTATGCTTTACCCCGTGGTGCCATTTTGTTTCTCAGGCGGTAATAAGCTTGATGCAGAATGACAACCTGATATGGGTCTCGCTTCGTGGCTATTACTCGCGCTGTTTTTGAGTGAATACTTTGGACTTGCTTTTTAATCCTGCATTGCAGGCTGTGAAGATCCGTTACGGACATATAACCTCCAGTTTCGTTTCGTGCCAGCCCTGCGTTACCCAGCACGTCGAATCACCTGCACATGGGCAGGACTTCACCGGCAGGCTATCGCCGCACTTGCCGCACTGGTTGGCGCTGATAGCTTTGATGCGACCGCGCACCCGGGCATCATCCTGGCGGATCAGCAGAGCAATGTACTCGCTCAGTTCGTATGGGTCCCGTCCCGGGCGACGCTCCGCGCAGTTCCGCGCCAGCATCGCCATTTCCTGCTCGTCGAGCACCAGCTCCAGCTTACGCTCACCGGCTTCAGCCTGGCGGGCACGCTGCGCTGCTTTGCGTTCTGCCGCTGTCTTAGCCATTCTGATTTTCCTGTATCATGAGGAATACAATCATCGCTGCGCGAAGAGGGTTGTTGTGGAAATGGAAATGCTCAGTGAAAGATGCTTCCGCGCCCCACTCTCCTCTGCTATCACCAAGAATCGCTGCGTAAATGCTGATTTTGTTTTCCATGATAATCGGCCATGCGTCTGCCGGGTTGGTCGTGTATTTGAACCCATCACGTGACCATGCACGCGTGATGTCCTTGTCCTTGGCTTGGTTTCCGTAAACCTCCTGCAATACCAGAGCATCAATATCCCGATCGCTTAACTGTGAATAGTCCATCACCCCACCTCTCTCAATTTCAGTTCATCTGCCACAGACTCTGGGACAACCACCGGCATCGGCACGCGGATAACCAGCTTTTTGAGTCTGTCTATCTCGGCTGCGTGCTCCAGCGCGATATCCTTCCAGTCCTGCGCTTCGGCCATCCACCAGGCTATGTCGGATTTATAGCGGAGCGCACGCCGCTGTTTGAGTTTGCTCACCATGGCAGCCACCCCATACCCTGAAGTGCGCTGATGACCAGCAGCACGAACATCACCACGTCGAATGGGTTAGGCATCCCGCACCTCCAGCGCCGCTTCAGGAACTGTATCCGCAATCCAGCCGGAGCATTTTCTGCACCGAAAAACAGTTACACCATCCTGCGAATAAACAAACTGACCTATCACCTCTGGCTCAACGTTTTCATCCGGATAAAACGGTCTCTTCCTGTCGGTGCGGCCGCACGACTTTGGATCGGCGTTTAACTCGATACTGATTGGCTCGCCGCAGTTGCATGTACCCTGGATGACTTCCATCACTTCACCTCCTGCTGCGGTGCTGCTGCGAGCATTGCCACATAAGCACATTCCATCGGCCCCGGAGCAGGTCTGTCATGAATCTGTATTTGGCTGCGCTCGTAATGAGCGGCAATACCTGAAGAAATCATTTCCGCTGTCGGCTCGACCGGCACCATTACCCACCCATCCGGAATCACCGGAGAGTTGAGTTGTTCGGAATTACCGAACGACTGAAGCATGGCGGCGCGGCAGGCGTTGTAAACAAACTCCTCCGCTCTGGCGATAGCGTCATCATCCGCAGCACCATAATCAACCAGACGCTGAACGATGCATTTCGTTAATGCGCCAAAGTCAGGTACAGACACCGGCGCTGGCGGGGCTGTGTATAGCCTGTCTCCGATACGTACCCCGGATTTAGGCGCAGGTCCGTGACCGATATATCTCAGGGTAAATCCCTCGCAGACCTCAGCCACAGCCTCCGCTTCGAGCGATGCCAACGCGATACGCGCCAGCTCCAGTTCTTCTTCAAGCTCTGGGCGTGAATCAGCGAAAGCAGTCTGAGTAACAGCAAACTCCAGACTCTTAATCTTTTGGCGCGCACGTTCACGTAACTGTTCTCTGGTAATAGTGCTCATGGGCGAATCTCCGTTCTTCCGCCAAGTAAGCGGATTGCCACCCTTTCCCGCAGAGTAAGCGGTCGATGGTGTCCGCGGGCATTAACAATTTCAGGCTTGCCATTAGGCGGATAATTGACCCTGACTGATTGACCATCCAGAGCGTGAGAAGCCTCGAGTAGTGCTGACTTTAAGTGCGCAGGGCACTCTCTCTGCACCTTCTCGCCGTCTGAAATGACACCTGCAATCCCCTGAAGCATGCTGGCTAAATTGCTAAGATAATTTTTCACGTTCACTCTCCTTTACCGGCTGCGGCGGGGACGTCAATGCCAGCAGCAGACAATGCAATGCTGAACGCCTCCTTCAAATCTGCAATCTGCTTGTCTTTGGCTTCCAGCTCATCCAGCAGCGCCAGCATGTTTTTTGGCTCTTTAACGAACACAAGATATTCGTGTGAGCGGTCTACGCATGTAGTGTCGCTGATAAAACCGTTTTCAAAATCTGTATAAGCGGTAGCAGCATTTTCAATGATTTTACGTAACGGAGTATTCCGTATTTTCAGACCCACGTATGGGCTGCTGTAAACAATTCCTGTTTCGACGTCTACGCAAACTCGCGCGCACTTGTATTCAACAACGTCATGGCAGACGTATTTAACTGGTTCACCGTTTTCTGTCTCAATAGGCAGGCTAAAATCGATAGCATGTTTGTCGATGTTGCTCATTGGGCGGCATCATGGCGAAGCTGGGCGGCGAACTGGTCAGCTGCATTAGCTTGAGCTTCAGCAATAGCGTCAAAGAAGGCGTCGTCACCTTTGCGACGCAAGACTGCCGCAAGCATCTCCACACCCTGCGCCCGCACTTCAGCCAGGAAAGACTGATAAGCTGGAATCTGCAGCACAGCCAGTGAACGAATCATTTTCTGCACTTCCGGTGGGCACTGCTCATAGCGATCGTCTGTGATGAACACTGCCTCGTTGTGGATTGCTTCGACTGCACTCAGTTCCGCAGCCAGCGCCGCGCATCTGGCTTCAAGTTCTTCATAACTCGGTTTCATCTTTACCCCCGCTTACCCGTATAAGTTATTGATTACGTTGATATCAAAAAGGATCGTCGATTCAGAACACTTCGACATTCCATCCACCACCGGCTTTCTTCGGCTTCACAGTCACGCCGATGATGCGGAATGGATACTGATCTGCTGCGACTTTGGTTTTCACCCTGGCGTCGTCGGTCCAGAAACCTTTCACTTCGTGCAGTTCCATCTCGCCGGTGGTGAGCATCACCGCGAAGTCCGGCGTGTAAAACGTGTTATCAGCCAGTCTCAGCTTGATACCTTCGAACCGGTACCAGGCCACCTCACCGGCATGCTTGCGCAACTCCAGGTGCTGGCAGTACGCAGATTCTGTTTTGTTCATCTGGCCTGTCTTGAGTCGACCAAGAGCCTGTAACTGCTTTCTCATGATTTACCTCTTAGGTAATTTAAATCCACATTAGAGTTAAAATCAATAGCTATGCGCATATTTTGTTACCTCCAAGGTAATTATGCAGGCCTAAAAAAATGCGCTGCCGCGCTGGTGCTAACTGATGAGTCCTGCCGCTTTCCCTCGCCGGTATTCCTCCATCAGCCACTGAGCCGGTGTTAGCCCTCCCAGGGTGGCGGCGTTCGGCATGCATCCGAAGCTTTTGCCTGGAGGGTGGTAAGCGCTACCCCCTGTGTCAGATGGCGTTTGTATCGGCTCTGGCTTTGCCTGGATGCTCAGCACCGGATCCGGAATCTGGTGACCGGCCGCCACTTTCGAAGCCCATTCCTCCAGCAGCTTGCGCGCATGCTTCTCAACTTCAATCTCGCTCAGCTGGCGCTGGTACATCGCACGGCGGGTATCGCACACAATCCAGTACATGACCGGGTGGCGCCACGGGAACCGCTCCGGGCCGCCAGGCTGGAGGCTTTTCTCTTTGGCGTAACGGTGAAATTCTCCCATCACGTCTTCGATGCTCACGCCCAGCACCATCTTGCTGTCCTTGCACCATTTGATGAACTGCCCCGGCGACGGCCAGAACGGTGATTCACTGGCACGGGCATGGCGCATTCCTGCTGATACCTGCTCACGGGTACGGATACCGCCCTCGGCGAATGCGGCGATCCACTGGCGCTTCGCGTCGGTTTCCTGCTGCGCGGTCTTCAGGTTGGTCTGCTCAGCCGCCGGGAAGAGTTGCTTAAGCTGTTTGAACAGGGCATCGACGAGACGCTCTGCGCTGATGTTAACAACGTTGTCCTGCTGGTCATGGTGATTGTCAGGTCCCATCATGCGAGCCAGAGCACCTGCATCACGATTCTGAATTGCTGCGAATACGTTACTCATAAGAAATCCTTCCAGCCCTCAGGGCTGTTCCAGTGTGGTACGTCATCGTCAGAGCTGTCACCGCGCTCTCCTGCCGCTCTTTTTCTCCTGTTCATCAGCAGCCGGGCAAACTTCTGCTCCCACTGCACGTGTTGCATCACATTGCCTTCCGCCATCCAGTAGGTGATGAATTCAATCAGGTCTGATTTCTTGTACCCGTCAGCAGGTAGTGCGTGGCCCCACATTCTGGCGCGCATGACAAAGTCATCTGACGGCTGCCAGTTTTCATGCATGGTGAATTTGCCGATTGGTTCCCCGATACCTGGAACAACAACGGGAGAGATTTGAATTTCTTCGCGCGCAGAGAGAGGGGTTTTACTTTCCCTGATCCCTGTTCCCTGATCCATTCCTAATGGTACTTGTCCGGTATCAGTACCGTACTCATACGGTATAAGAGGTAAGCATCTGATTTTGCTTTCTTTTGGCTTGTTTACGACCTGATGTTTGAGGAAGTTTGTAATTGCCCCAAATTGCTTGCCATCTGAGGTGGAAAACATGGACAAATAACCACAGTTGGAAAGCTCCTGTATCAGTACCGGAATAGGAACGGACGGTTCACGGATTGGAAATACAGCCGCTTTTATCAGTTTAGGGTTGGCGTTGAAGTACCCTTCATCGTCGGCATAATTCAGCAAGCCAATCGCTAAAAGGCATGCCGGTTCTGAAAGCTCTGCCATATCTTCGTCTGTCCAGAACTCAGGCTTAATTGTGCGAATGCGCGCCATCAGATCACCTCCGGCACGTTGCCTTTCGCAGCTTCATCCATAATCCGTTTAATTTCAGCCTGGCGGCGCAGGCTGGA